AAACGGGTCAGCAAAGCATTGTTTTTGGTCACGTTATCGGCGACTGTGCCGGAACGCGATTCAATGGTCGTTGCCAAAACGTCCGAGTAGTTTGCATTTGCGAATGCCATGACTAACTCCTAGTTAACCGATTGACCGTAGCGCATTGGCTATCACGGCTCGTCGGTCGGTTTGATTAAGTGCGGGGCTTACGCTGCCACCAGGTGCGCCGCGCACGCTTACCGCCGCTGTTCTTGCTCTTTGCACTTGGGCTGTCGCTTGCGCTTGTTGTTGCTGTTGAGCATACAAGGTTTGCGCTAATTGCGGGTCAAGCCTAACTGCCGTGTCATACGCCAATTGCAATTTCTCGCGCTCGGACATCTGACTTGTGTCTCCTAAAACCTGTGGCGCTTGGAGAAGCTGCAACATCCGATCGGAGACTGCCTCAAAGTGCATATTTGCGGGGTCGCTCGCAAACTGCTGGATAACAGAGAGTGCCCTGTTTTCATTCGATTTCTGCGCTTGGTACTGCTGCTGCGTTATGTGTTGCGTCAGTTGCTGTACTTGTTGCGCGAGATCATTGTAATGCGAATCCTGCTGAACCGGTGCAGTCCCGCCGAAATGGGCAGAAACTTGGTCAATCGGAATTTGAAACTGCTGAATCATGTGGGCCACGGCCTGGCTCTTTTGCGCCGGTGTGCCCGTCCGCAGCAAAGCCGCAGTCTGCAAAAGGGGAGCAATGGCCTGCGCCGGTGTCGTGCCCTCATTCCGCAAAATCCACTCATAAGGGGCAAATTGCTCGGTGATGGCCCGTGCCTCGGCATCGCGTGTTTTGTACTGCGTGATGCCTTTTTCGTAGTCGGCATCACGTTGGGCAAAAGCTTGCTGAAGTTCTGGCGGGGCTTTTTCCCAATGGTCTTTCAATTCCAACCGCAAGGATTTGGGCATTTCTACCCGAGGTTTTTCGGGCGTATTGGGCGCTTGGGATTCGCCGGTTGGGAATTTGGGCGCAAATTTGCCCTTATCGCGGGGCTGGCTTGGTTTGCCTTGGTTTGCAAAATCGGGTGATGTTTTTGCCAATGCCTCGCGGATTGTGTCCGCACGGCTTTGCGGCTCGGCTGGCGCTGGCGCTTCGGGTGCTGGATTTACTTCGATCGTGTCGGGTGCGACAACTTCGTTTTCCATTTATGTCATCCTTTTCATTTGGTCAAGAGTCATTTTGATCATTTCCTTGCGCTCGGGCGGCGGGCGGTTGTGCAACCGATTCGCCATCTCTACGTTCAAGTTACTGCGCTGCATCGGCGCAATCGGTGCGCCTGGGCGGTCAAATTCTTGCATTTTTGCCACTTGACCACGCAAGCGGGCGGTATGTGCGTCTTTTTTCTTTTGCCATTGCTCTTTGGCATATTTGACATCCGAATGACCCATCTCAATGGAATCGGTGGCCTTCAAATGCTCACGCCATTGGGAACGGCCCATAATCATCTTGCCATCAGGCGACCGGAAAGGCTCAATGTCGCCAAAGACCATCATGCGGTCAGCAGGCGAACCTTTGCTCTTTTCATAAGGCTCAGTACCGTCAGACGGGAAAACCCATGTTTCTCTCATAGCATTTCCAGTAGTTGTGCGATTTCTTCTTCATCACGCCGCAATCTTATCCGAAATTCAAGCTGCCTTACTTTTTCCATCATGGCGGCATAGTCAATCGGGTCGCGGGCGGCAATTTCAATGGCTTGAATAGGTGCGCTGGTTATTTCTTCGCGCTCTGTGGGCGGTAAGCCAAACAACGCTTCGCGCAGTTTTAGCTTGCGTTGACCTTCAGCCCGCCGGTCAGCGTCCCATTGTTTGTTGCGTTTTTTCTCATCAAACCCAAAATGCCCACCCAACAGAATTTCTGTTGGTGGCGCGGGCGTACCTTCATATGCGGCGCTAAATGGAAGTGCAGAAAAGGCTGAAAAGCCAAACATGATTATTCAGCCGGTAAAGGTGTATTGCCTTTAGCGAGCCATTCTAGATATTGCTGGTAATCTGCATTAGCTGGGGCGAATGGGATAAACGCATTGTCTACAACACGCATAATTACAGTTTCTGATACGCCACCATTTGGTGAAATAACTTGTTTGTACATTTATAGTTCCGAAGAAAAAGTAATTGCTGTGCTACCGGAGACTGGGCCTTGAACTAAATAAGCCTGACCTATTGTCATCCCAGTTTGACTTTGGTTATACATAAGAACAGAATTTACTGATGGGGAATCAAATAGAAAACTTGTAATGGTTTTAGTTACTGTAGTAGTTCCAAATCGCAAAGTTCCACTGAAAGTTGATGTTGGCGCTATTCGTTTTGGAACTTGATACTGCAATACTATTCGACAATCAGTAGTAGTCCAAACCATGCCAATGCCAAGATAATTGCCATTTACCAAATTAATTTGCTCATAATATCTTTGGCAAAGTTGGAACTCCGTCCCATAAGAACGATAATCAAACGCTGTAGCTACACTGCCTTTTTCCAACTGGACATTACCAATCACCCATGTCCCACTAGTCTGAGCGCCAACTGTAAACAGGATTTCAATGCCTGTGGTAGCTGCCGCTGGGATGCTAATTTGTGCGTTATAGTTTGTCAGCGTAGAGGTAACCGTGAACGTACCTGTGGCAATCTGAGTCTTAGCTGACCATGTATCTGCGCTGGTGGCATAGCTTGCAGTCCATGTAACGGTGGTGAGCAGGGAATTGGAAATGTTGACAGATAGCGTTGCTGTGCTACCAGCCATGTCGTAGCTGTTTAATTGCTCAATGCGCTGACCTATTCCAACTGCGGTAACAGAGGCAGCACCTGTGACCTGTAGGTTGTTTTTGGTTGAGTTAGACCCTGCTACTTGGGCTACAGTGACCGTTGCCCCTGTAGCGTAAGCGTACCAGCGGTCTACAGATGGGTATGTGGGTGCAGTGGTTGGAACCGCAGCACCAGATGTTCCAGATGTTGCTCGTTGAGCAATCTGCATTTGACCATTGATAAGACGATTCTTGAAACCCGTATAAGTTGAATTAACGGTTTGATTGGGCCACGAACCGCTTAATGTGACATTTTCGCCAGCAACCAGGCTAGGAGTTGTTGTTCCTGTGCCACCATTAGCGATAGCTACTGTGCCTGTGACGTTTGCGGCTGTGCCTGTAGTGTCTTGATTAAGCGTTGGTACATCACCTACCGCAATCGCCCGCATGGTGACGTTTGTGCCATTACCAGCTAAAAAACGGGAATTTTGAACGCTGCCTGCTAAAGCATTGATAGCAGCTTGTTGTGTAGTTGCCCCAGTGCCGCCATTGGCAATTGGAAGCGCTGTGCCGGAATAGCTAATGGCAAGCGTTCCGCTGGTTGTAATTGGCCCGCCAGAAACAGAAAGAAACGCAGGAACAGTAGCGTCCACTGATGTAACAGTTCCTGACCCGCCGCCGCCGCCGGAATATTGGGGAATGTTAAGCGTGTTGGCAATAAACGTAGCAGCGCCTGACGTTCCCGTTGTTGTTAGCGTGATTGGTGCTTGGTAATCAGTTCCAGCAGATGCAGCAGAAATTGCAGTACCGTTGCCCTTCAAAACGCCTGTAATGCTAGTTGACAGCGTAATGGCTGGCGTTGTAGTGTCAGTAGCCACAGTGCCCGCAAAACCATTGGCAGAAACAACAGATGCACTTGTAACTGTTCCCACATTTACAGAGCCGCCCAAAGATGTAGAAGCGCCATTTATTGTGATTGAAGAATTAGTTAATGCACTGTTTGGTATTGATGTTAAGCCTGATCCTGACCCCGAAAATGAAGTAGCGGTAATCGTTGTGCCTGTTACGGCTTTTGGCGTTGTTGCGCCAATGGTCATGTTGTCTATTGTTCCAACATTAATCGGTGCAATCTCAATTGAACCCGTGCCGCTGGGCTTCATGTGGACATGACCTGTTCCAGTCGGGCTGATGTCAATCTGCGCGTTTGACCCGTTCATGTTGGTCGAAACATTGACCGAAACATTGTCGCCGCCGCCGCCGCCCATGCTGATCTGAGTCGTGCCAGCAGAGTTTTTTAGCGACAAACCACTGGAATTGGTGGCCTGCACCGTTGGCGTTGTCAGCTTAGTCAAAACCGCATCAGTACCGGAGATAACCGCTTTTTCTGATGGCAGCGTGACAAACACATCTTTTACGCCTGCGCCAAAAACAATCTTGCTTCCGGTGCTAGACGAAATCACCGTGTCGCGGGTCAATGTGCCTGCCGAATACGTCCCAATGCCTACTTCCCATTGGGCATCTAGCGTGATGGTGTAGTAGGTGGTATTTCCATTGCCTATCGCGGCAAATGACTGAAAGCCGGTAACCGAGCCATCTAGCGTTAATGTGCCCGACCCCGTTGTTGTGGATGTCTGTCTAACCCGATCCGCAAGGATAAGGCTCATTGGACGGCCTCCACGCCAACCACCATTCCATCAGGGCCGCGAATGACACGCTTGGGTGCGTTTAGCTTCTGCATAGCAGCGCCAATGTTTTGCATGGTTTCGCCATGCATATTTGCCATTTGGTCATGCATCAAAGCCATTTTGTCCATTGCTTGCATGATTGGTGCGCCTAGTTCATTGGTTATTTGTGCAGCCGCTGCCTCAACGACCGGTAGGTCGACTCCAGGGTTGCTACCAATGCGAGCCACCATGATTTTGGTCGCTGCATCCAATTCGGCTTTCCATCGCTCATATTCTTCCTTACCGGCCATTTCACGGGCCTTTATCTGCAATTCGTTATTTTGCTTGGCAGTCTCAAATTCGGCTTTCATTTGCGCCAATTGCATCTCGGCCTGCACTTTGGCTTGATGCATCTGCATTTCAAGTTGTGCCTTGCCTTGTTCAATCTGAGCTTGCGCTTGCAATTTCATTTGCTCAGTCTGCGCTTGCGCTTGCATCTTCATCTGCTCTGCTTGCTGGTCAGCTTGCAATTGCAACATCTCAGGTGATGGGCCAGGCTGTTGCTGTTTAGCCATTGCCGCCTTTTCTTCCAAAGATTTCATGGCGCGTTCGACTGCGCTTTCCAGCCCGCGACCGGCGCGGAACCGGCGCACCAAGAACAGCAGCATCTCGGATGCCATCGGCAAGGTTTCGGGCGCTTGGCTGATCATAGGGATTGCCTCACGCAAGAACAAGCCAATCGCTTGGATGGCCTCTTGTGCGCCTTGTTTTTCCGCTTGTTCGTCAATTTGCGCCAAGCTGTCGGCTTCAACCGCAATATGGAAGTCGCGGATGGTGCTGTTGGACAACATCTGCACGGCGGCTTGCAGCAATTGCGGGTTTTGCCCATCGGGTGTGTCCATCACGCCGGACATCTGCACAATCAGTTCGGGCGGGTAGAACTTGCAGATTACTTGCGCTTTTAGCTTAAAGATGTCAGACGCAAACCGCGCCACATCGCCTTGGCTGCTACGCATCCGCAAGCTGCCAAAGTTCGCCTTTAGCTGCTGTGCGCCGAGGGTTTCTTGGGCTTTGGATGCACCGCGCAGGATGTCCGAAATGCCCATTATTTCGTAGATTGCCTGCTTGACGGCTTCCCGTGCGGCGTACAGTTCCCGCAAGGTGACAATGATGGTTGAAATGTCCATCATGTCGATAGCGCCCTTTAAGCCGCCTTTTTCCGACATTGCCGCCCATGAGGTAACGGGGAACAGCTTGTTGTCCACGCCTTCGGTGAACAACCGGCCCAATTCCTTGAATTCGGCATTGAACACGCCAACCGCTTTACAGGCTTTGGTCAGTAAGTAGATGCGCTGGGTAAGGTTGTCCAGTTCCTGCGCTTGGTCTTCGTACTCGCAATAGTCCGGCACGGGAATCATCGTCCCCGTGGTGGTGGTCGCCATCAGCGGGCGCGGGCATGGGAAGAATTCTTCCAATTGCAGCGGATCATCGCGCTCATCTAGCGCCTGTGGATAACCTTTGGCAATCCAGCAAACCTTGCCGGTGCGCTTGTTCCAAATCTCATACACCTTGGCTTTTTTGTCATAGGTGTTCTTAGCGGTCATTGGATTTTTGGCATCCATGTCCGTATTGCTGCTGTCCAAGCCCACGTTTGCAAAGACTTCGCCAAAACGCTCCATGCCTTCGTCCTTGGTCATGTAGACGGCGCGGGAAACCCACCACACTTCGTCCCATGTACGGGCAGGGCTGTGCAGAAAATCTGTCCAGTAAACGTAGTCAATAGGGCTGTGCGCCGCATCAATGCGTTCGGTTGGCTCTTCTTGCGTGTTGTAAATCTGAGCCTCACCTGGCTCTTCCATCATGCCAGCGGCTTCGCTTGTTTCGGGCTGTTCGTTGACAATCACCGGCTCATAACGAATCCATGCCGTGCCGCGACCAGGCAGCAATCGGTCTTCCACCGCGCCGCGCATGGCTTGGTCAAAGTCGCCAAATTGGGTGGTTTCGTATTCCATGACCCGTTCCAGCATCGTAGATGCCAGCCGACCAACAGGGTCTTGATCCATGTAACGGCGAGAAACTTCGGGCTTGGCTTGCCTGCCATACAGCGCAGGGAACAACACTTGGATGTTCGACCACAGGATGTTGTAGCGAACACGGGGCATTTCTACCGCATCGCGCTCATCCCGATAGCGTTTAATGATCTTGTGACCGCGCTTTTCCCACTTGTCAAAAACCTTTTGGGCGGCCTCTATTTGGTCGTGCCAATACGGGCCAGGGTCATCGCCCTCGTATGCACCCATTTCTTGGTAGGCCATTAGTTACCCGCAGCAAAGAAGAATGTTACATCCAAAGTGCCGCCAACCGTCGCATAGAGACTTACGCCCACATTAGCGGGGAATCGGTGAAATCCGATGGCGGGCGTAATCGTGCCGGACATCACTTCGCCGCTTGCGCCGCCATTGCGTAGCACCAAAGTGCCAATGGTTGTGCTGTTAACGTAAAAGCCAATCAATTGGCAAGGGCCGGTGCTGACTGCGCCGGTTGCTGTGATGTTCTTGTATCCACCTACTTCGGCTACTGGCTGGCTCATATTCGTTCTCCACGATGTTGTTGCGTGTCAAATTCCCACAATTCATCCAATGTAATGTCTCGGATGGTCTTGCCCTTGGGCGGCGTTTGATCTCTAGCCTCTTGCCTGTAGGCGACTGCTAACATTCTAAAGGCATCCGCTGGGTGTGAACACCAATCATGGCGGGGATTTTGTCGAAATGCCTTTTTGTCTTCGTCGTATTCCCGTTGATATTGGCGCAGCGCCTCTAGCCCTTCTTCACAGCTTGGGTCGAAATAGCACCGTGGCAACACCATCCTGACCGCTTGAATGCCATCTTGAATGCCAATTTCGGGCACGATTGCCAGCTTGCTCATGCCGCCAAGGTGTGCCGCAAGCTGTTCCACAATGGATTTGCCGCCCGATGCCAACGTTTTTGCCCGTGCGTCATGCGGTAGGTAATGCTTGGTGTACCGGTAGCCCTTATCAATGACCGCTTGGGCGATTTCCTCAATGCCTGCGCCGCTGATGGCGTAGTAGTCCATGACCCTAATCTCGCCTCGGATAACTTGATAGAACCAAATGGCGGTATCGTCTCGATAGCCTAAGTCCCAAGCGGTGTAGACCGGCGCATCGGGGTCAAATAGCAGT